CAGTCACAAGTGCATATAGAGATGCAGGTGAACAACAGACACTTATAGACAATGAGGATGATCCTGCAGTCATTAATGCAGCACCACAAGGTGCATCACCTCATCAACAAGGTTGGGCTGTTGATATAGATGCTGGGTCAGCTGCTAACAAATGGATGAGAGAGAACGGTAATAAGTTTGGTTGGAAGTGGGAAGGTAGAGAAGATCCTGTTCACTTCACATTTGATAATGGTGAGGACAGAGGAAAATATTTGGAACTTGAACATAGTGCATGGAAACCAGAGAACAGAGGACGTGGTGCATCTAGTATGGGTGGACAAGTATTGAATATTGTAGGTGATTTGATTAAAAAGAAATTGGGTAAGACTACTGGTAGAGGATATGTTGGTGATCCAGAAAATCCAGAACTACCTGACATCAATCCTCCAGAACAAGATGCAGGCACAACTGCAATGAATGAAACACCAGTCACTACAACAACTAAAAATGGCATTAAGATAGGTGCTGTTGGTGTACCTGTTGTGATACCTGGCGTGACAAAGGTGATGATGCCCCCTCCACGAGTTGAGAAACTAGATCCAGATGTGGTACGTCATATTGTGGTTGATCAATTCAACAAGGCTACAAGACTAGAGGTGGCATATGTATAGAGATAAACTGCTAACGACCTTTAGGAATGTAAACGCTAAGTTTGATGGTTTAGCTGAGTTACTTGAAAACCGTGAGGTACTTCTTAAGATGCTCATGCGTAAAGAACTGCGTGAGGACTTCTTACTATCAGAAAGATTACAGTCATTAGATGAGGTAGGTGGATATAATGTAAAAGCAATGAATCGTAACGTGGATCTTAGTCCCGTTAACGAAATGATGCCCCCGTTAGACATCAAGACACAGGATGATGAAGGTGAAGTACCATTTAAAGATGGTGGTGCTGTTGGTATCAATCCTATCATTGATATTAGTGCAGAGAGTTTAGGTACTGAAGCATCACCACCTGGTGAATCATATCAATCATTGGAAGATAGTGGTGCCATCGTACCAATAGAACAGTCAGCAAAGGCAATAGTTGAAGACTTTGAAATAGATAAGAAATTTAAGAAAGCATTTGAAACTGCAATGATGTTGCCATCTAAGGCAGCTGCTGCAAGTTTGATGGATACGATGTCTAAGACTCCATCAAAGGGTGATGGTACTACTATAATCAAGAAAAATCTATCTGTAATGCAGTCAGCATTCAAACTTCCTACACCTGAACCAACGGAAGATGAACAAGACGATGATCCGTTCCCAAGAGATCAGGCAGAGGAGATTGCTAAAGCACGTGAAAAGCATGAAGAAGAAAAGGAAGATCCATACGAAGCAAACAAAGGTAAGGGTTTATTAGAGTTAGGTCTTACATGGTTGATGGGTAAGGCACAAGCTAACGAAGCAAACGCAAAAGCACAAGGTCAAATTATCCCATCAGTTGCTACGGGTGATCCATTAGTACCAGATTTTTATAGTGCACCAGGTTACATGCCAGGTTATGTTGGTGACGGTGAAGAGAAGAAAGGATTCTGGGGTAGACTAAAGAGTGCAGGTAAGAAAGCATTTGACATGACACCTATGGGTATGGGTGTAAAGATGTTTGGTGCTGCTAAAGATAAGATGAAGAACATCACAGAGAATCCTAAGGTCAAAGGTTTCTTAGGTGGTGTTGGTAACTTTGCCAAGAAAGCATTTAAGTATACACCTCTTGGTATGGCAGCAGGTGGTATAGGTAGTCTTATTAATAATATTAGAGGTGGTGATCAAACTAACCTAAATGAATTAACTGAGAATGTCTTATCAGAAAGCGATGCAAGACAACAAGAGATAATTGACAATGCTCGTAATCAGGTAGGGGAGAAACCACAGATGCCTATGACAGGATCACCAAATGCACCTGGCGGTGGCAGTATGGATCAGGGTAGCGATGAAGCTATACCTAAAATCAAGTATAGTCCATACTTCGATGAATACACAGTAACGAGTCAATTCTGATGCAAGCACAAACCAAATCAAACTTCGTCCTAAGACACTTCGTTATTTCATCGAGTAGATCTGGCGAACCCGTACCACTCACACCAAACCATGTATTGTATCTACGATATGTGGAAGACATTCGTAGTGCATCTATTAGACTAGAAGCACAAGTAACGGACAGTGAAACTGGAATCATATCATCACTACAAGGTATGGAACCAGTGTTTATTGGATGGGAAGACACAGAGGAACCTAGCACTAATTTTTATCAGATCAATGGTGTCGTATATGATATACAAGATAGAACCAGTAAAGATGGTAAAGCAAAAGCAACCTTATTAATATGTACATATGATTTGGTCAACAATGCTGCTACTAAACTATCAAGGAGATTTGGTAAAGGTGGTGGTCGTAAGATTCATGACATCGTAAAGAAAGAAATCTTACAGGATATACTGCATACAACATACGATATTAGAGTAGAGAAAACGCAAAATAAATTTTCATATATTTCACCGTACTGGAGTCCATTCACCATGATTAAATGGTTGTGTGCCAAGTCCATACCAGAGAAAAAGAAAGGTGGTAATGCTGCGTCAGCAGGTTATTGTTTCTTCCAGAACAAGAGAGGTTATAACTTCTTGTCATTTGATTCATTCACCCGTGAGGTTCCCATCAAGAAGATTGTTATAGGACATGAACCAGAGGATAATGAAGATCCAGAAGCAGATAAGGACATCATACCAGTGAACAGGATGCAAGTAACATCTAGTTTTGATGTATTGAAAGGTCTTAACGTAGGATCATTCAATAGTATGGTCATGACTCTAGATGTCAAGGACATGAACTACGTAGAGCATCCCTTTAACATATCTAAATATTATCAGGATGTACCCCTAATGAACGCTAGTTTCTCTGCACCAGATTATTACAAGAAATTTGACAGAGACAACGCACACACACGTATTATGTCTAAGATTATGGATACCGCACTCTTCACAGAAGGTACGATGACTAAGGGAATGACAAGGCAGTTATCGCAATCATCACTTAGAGAAAAATTATTTTACGCAAAATCAGTAGAAGTAGAATATATTGGAACCAATGAACTGACAGTCGGTGACGTAGTAGAACTGATTGCATTCAAAGGCAAGGACAGAGACACAGACTATGAGAATAGTGGTAACTATGTCATTGGTAGAGTCGAGAAACAATTCCTATCAGCAAACGATCAGATGAGTACTAAACTTGTATTATATACTGACAGTCCTGGTGCACCACCTGCTATGAATCCTGATGCATTGGAGGGAGGAACATGAGCGAACCTACCGCAGATTTTATTGGTAAGGATGGTTTCAACTGGTTCGTTGGACAGGTTGAGAACGATGGTAGTGGTCATTTCTTATCTGACCTTGCTAAGAATGTTGCTGGCAGTGCAGTCAACGTTGCAACCAGAGCCAATCCCTTACTAGCACTACTAGCAGGTAAAACAAACTTTGACTGGGACTGGACAAACAAGGTCAAGGTTAGAATCATGGGCTATCATAGTCCAAGTAAGGCAGAACTACCTACCGAAGAACTACCATGGGCGTTAGTTATGATGCCCGTAACTCATCCACAGAGATCAGGTATTGGTTCACTTCATCAATTACAGATCAACAGTTGGGTAATTGGTTTCTTTATGGATGGTGGCAATGCACAAGTACCCATAGTCATAGGTGCACTTGGAGATGAGAACCCACAGTCAGGTTATGGTTCGTTAGGTGGTACACAAACAGGTTTCGATCAATTATCTGCACCTACCTATGATGAGAAGGTACATGGTGGTCAAGGTAGTGGTGTTGGTGGTACTGGTAGTACAGTCGAGGATAATGAAGAAACAGGACAAGAAGAAGAACCAAAGAATAACGAAGGTATACCAGAAGAGGAAGGTAAAGACGATACTAAGAACCCTCGTGGTCCTGCAGAACCACAGACACAAGCACAGATTGCAGCAGAGGAAAAGAAATGTGTCACTGTACAGATAGGTAATGGTAAGTGTGGTAGTGAGACTGCACCTAAACTAGAAGCACCCATGGCAGAGTTCATGAAGTTTGCTCGTGGTATAGAACAGAATGAAATAGGTGACTTTATTGATTCAAAAACAGGTGTTGTTGTTGATCTTGAGAAGAAGATTGATAGCACAGCGAACAGGATACAGTCAAAACTTAACGGGTTACTAGGTAACATCAAGGGTGTTGTCATGGAAGATGTCAACAAGATGATACAGGATCAACTTGATGAAATTAATAAACCTGACCCAGAGTTAGATAATAAGGTCAAGGACGAACTTAAGAATGTTGGAGATCTTGTATCATGTCTCTTCAAGGACATGGTTGAAGATTTGAAGGACTTCATCAAAGGTATGCTCAATGATCTATTAGAGAACGTACTTGATACTGCATTATGTCTTGTTGAGAACATGATTGGTGACATCATGGGTAAGGTCATGGAGAAAGTAGAAAATGCATTGAGTATGCTGAAGGGAGTAACAGCATCCATCAAGGGTGCTAAGGATAAGATTCAAAGTATATTGAGTAAAGTTCTTGAGTTCATAGATCTATTCTGTGATGGTGCAGTATCATGTGCTATCGGTGCAACAGTATATGAGACATGCCATGGTCCTAAAGCAAAGGGTAATGATAAAAAAAGTAAAGAGGTCGATCAGTATCCAGTTAAACCACCTGCAGGTGGTGAGGTCATTGGTGATGGTAAACCTATCAATGGTTTCGTACCGTTCATGAAGGATGGTAAGAAAAAAGTATTTGATACTAAGAGTGGTGCTCTTGTTGATCTGGACAGTGCTGCAGGTGAAGCAACTGGTATAACTGAAAAGAATTTTGATACACGAGGACCGCTAGAGAAGTTTGAGAGCTTGAATTTTTATGATAGTAATGGTAATATACAGTCATCAGCAGTCAACTGTAATAATAGTATCCTGAATAAGAAACCATGTTTCCCTGAATTGGTATGGGATAACCTACAGTCAACTACACCAGTCAGAGCACTACCTATCATTGATGATATAGGTGCTATAGTTGGTGTATGGATGAGAAATAAAGGAACGAATGTAAACTTGGAAGCACAAGTCAGAGCACAATTCACATGTAATGAACCTGAGGGTGGTGGTGCAAAACTTAAACCTAACATCAAAGATGGTAAGGTTGAATCTATTACAGTCGAGAAGTCTGGTATTGGATATGGATTCGATCCTGCGGACACATTCTGCCCTAAGGAACAGTATGTTGCATTGATACCTAAGCAAGGTCTTGTCAATCATTTGAATGATGGTGACATCTTGATGTTGGTAGCAGATGCAGATGGTGTTGAAGACCAGACTAATCCAGATATACTACAGGTAATTAACATTGACTATGATCCTGGCCACATACAGATTGCTACCATAGATCCTAAGGACAATGATAAGTTTGAAATTGGTATGGTTGTTAAGACTAAGAGTTTACACCAGTTTACTATCAACTTCCAGTCTAAGTATCCAGAACTGGTTGTACCAGGTCAGGCAAAGGCAGTCTATGCTAATTGTGGTGACTTGATACCTAAGATTGATAATGTTCAGACAATTAATGTAGGTAATAAGTATGTGAATCCTGTTATTACAATAGGTAATGGTGAGAAGGAGCAGCAGATTGGTACATACTCTACCGATGACCAAGGTAGATTGGTAGAACCTACTATCACTACTCAAATTCTTGGGTTTGTTAAACCTAAGGTCAGAGACTTGGGTACATCAACCATAACTGCCACAGGTAGTGGTGGTCTACTATCACCAATATACAGCTTCAGTGGTCCTAGACAGATCAATGAAACTGGTATACTACAACTACAAACGTACATAGATTGTGTAGGACATCCAATGATAGAGTCAACTGACGAACCTGTAACGCAAACTCCGAATGTTGCTACCACACCTGTAAATACAGATGATGCAGCATTTACACAAACATCTGAAGAACTACCTACATCAACACCAGTGAACACACCTACAGACACTACACAACAGAATACAACACAACAGAATAACAATACACAACAGAACCAAGGAGGCTACGGATACTAATGGCTGTTAATTTATTCTCAGGTGGTTCTATAATCAACAACCTCCTACCAAAGATCAAGATCAGATATCCATTCAACTTTGTGGAGATCAGTTCTGCAGGTCATGTGTTGGAAAGAAACAATACCAAGGAAGGTGAGAGGTTCCGTCTGATTCATGCATTGGGTAACACCATTGATATGGATGAAAAACAGAACACAAACATCACTTCTTACAATGATTTGATCGTTTTAGCTGACCATAATGTTGTAATTCGTTGCGGTGAAGATCCTGAAACAGATAAATTATGTTTACAGGTGATAGGTGACGTTAATTTGTATGTCGAAGGTGACATGCATACTGAAGTCGAAGGCAATCGCTATGATATGGTGAATGGCAACTGGCAACAAGAGTGCAAAGGTGTCTACAGTTTGATTGCTGATGAGAACATGGCTATTATCAGTAAGAATCAGATGCAATTGAAATCTAATTCTTATCTTAATAGGACAACCTTCCTAGTTAATGACTTGAGCGAAGGTGGCTCTATCAAAGAGTTTGTCAAAGGTAATTATGAAATTAAAGTCCTGAAGGAAACAGCAACGTTCTCCGTTCGTAGTGAGGGAGACGTACGTACTGAAGCACTTAAGTGCAGGTATGAAAAGACTGATGGTAATGTAATCCAACAAGTTGGAGGTAAGATTAAGACTACCATAGATGGTGGTTCTATATCTTGTGTTAGTGGTGGTGCATTCGATGGAATGGCATCAGCTCCTTCAAGCAATAGTTATGATATCACTGTCTCTGGTGTGATGAAAACAGCAACCAGTGGCAACTATGTAGTAGAAGCAGGTGGCAACATAGACATGGATGCTTCCGCAATATACTTGAATTGATTGTTCTATTCAAAAAACAAATGACTTTCCACATGTCAGTAACTAAGCAAGAAGCAATGTTCCTAAAGAGTATTCTTGCTGACCATTTAGACGATTACGTCGAAGAGATTGTACGAAGAGACACGGATAATAGCAAATGCATTGACACGCTGCAGTCCACACGTGCTGCAGGTCTTAGCCTGTTGGAGAAGGCAGGTGAGATCAACCGACGTGCCAGTCGAAAAAGTGAACAACCATACTTTACAAACTTAAAATGATGTGTTAGGATGGATATGTACTATTCCTCTCTTTTCATGATCGAAGATAACGAATACCTTGATAAGGTATCAGTTGACATACCACGTAGAAGGTTTACACTACTAAGTAGTGAAGGATCTGCCAAGGTCATAGATTGTGACAGTGGCGATGAATTCATGAGGATACTCGACTTCGTTCGAGACACCTGTACTGTAAATGATGTGGTTTACGTTTAATGTCTTACAACTCAACTTACTCAGAAATTAAGCAGATTCTTAAGGACAGCAAGAGGATCTCTAAAGTTACCATGCTCAAGGTTGCTAAGTTAGCAATCGTTGAGACCTTAGGTGACACTCAAGAACTTGAATCAGAAGTTACTTGGGATAGTAAACTTGCTGATGACCTGATGCTAGACAGTTTGGCAATGGTCGAACTTGTCATGTTCTTAGAAGAGTGTTTCAATATTGAAATACCTGATGAGGAAGCAGGTGAAATTGTTACTGTCGGTGATGCCATCGAAGTAATTAAGAAATGCAAAGCAAGCAAGGGCAAAAGGAAAAAGATCAACGTGGCTAAGTACAAGAGCAAACCAACTGCTGTACCAAACCCTGATAGTCCTTTTATGACTAAGAAACCTTTATCTAATTTGCCATCAAATGACAAGATAGCAGAAGCATTAGATGAAGCACTTGAAGAAGACGAACTTTCTTAAATATCCTACATTTAAAGAACTACAGAAAATAGTAACTGCAAAAGATTTCCCATGGTATTATAGTCAATCCAATGGGGAACCTGAGCAGTACAATAATCTATTATACTATGACCATGAGTTCTCGAAAGATGTAACACCTAAACTGAAACGTATATTGGGAACGATATGTATTCAGTTAGGTGCTATTGCTGTGCTTAGAATTAATGTCAATTCAACTCCTAGGAATGCACCAGAGCAGACTTGGCATACTGATTGGGTTCTATCCACACCAAGCAAGACTTGTGTGTTCTATCTTAATGACAATGATGGTTACACTGAGTTCAAGGATTCAAAGGTAAATAGTGTGGCAAACACTGCTGTAGTATTTGACACCAACATAGAACACAGGGGTGTACCTCCCACAAATGTGGACAGACGCTTGGTTCTTAACATTAATTATTTTGAGGAATGAAAAAGGTATACTGGAACTATTGGTTTGGAGATGATCACGAGGCAAAACTGCCTGATGAGTTCATGATAACTCCAAAAAAATTTCGGGCAGGTTATGACCCAGAGTACGATCACTCAAAATGTCCTGCATGGAAGGAATATACAGAAAATATGTGGGTGGTGAAACAACCATTCGACTTAGGTATGAAGGTTGATACAAAAGCGAAGAGAATCAACACAGACTTAACACAGAAAGCATATGATGATTACTTTCATGTTGGTGAGAGGTGGTTAGAAGGAGAGTATCCAGAGATTCAATTCAAGTTGAACTATGTGTTCTGGACAAACGAGAAAGATGTATGGGTGGAACAGATCCCACATCCTTTATTGTCTAGACAGGGATTTGAGGTAGTGCCTGGCACATTTCCTATATCATATTGGCACAGACCAGTGGTGGTTGGTCTAAAAATATTAGACACTGATGTCAACCTTCGATTGAGGAGAGGGACACCATTATACTATTTAAAATTAAGAGGTGGTAATTTCATGTTGGAGCAAAAAGAGATACCAGAGGACTGGCATAAATTAAACAAAGAGACCGCAGTACTGAAACACTTTGCACCATTCAAGGCATGGGAGGTAATCAGGTCACGAGTGAGAGAAGGGAAATGCCCGATCAAATGGAAATAGATAAATTCTGTGAATGGTTTGAAGGTGAGTTTGACAACTGGACACAGGCAGCATCAAATCCAACAGAGTGGGCACACATATATGTGAAGCATGAAAGAATAGAAGATCGTAAGTTTCTAACTACATCAAGATATAACTATTCTCCACACAAACCATACAGAGAACAGATAGTAGAAGTCACAGAACCAACAGTTCTTGGTGCACAGGTGTCTATTATAATAGTAAAGAATCCTGCATGTGATATGATCTTCTCATACATCGAGGAAGAGGACTATTTTTTAGGTAATTCATGTGAAGGATGTACATGGAAAGGCAATCCATTAGAATCTAAAGCGAAATTATATAAGGATTGGTACCATACATGGGATAAAGGGTACTGGCATGGTAGTGAAGGTTTCTTTCACTTCAAAAAGAATGTATAAATATACTTGAACGTTTTATTGTGGGATAAGTGTGGCAACACGTAAGATATCTGACCTTACATTATTAAACTCTGGAGACGTATCATCATCTGATACTCTTTTATTACTTGATAACTCAGACCCAACCGATCAGAATAAAAGATCTGCAGTAGGAAGTATATTCCGTGCAGTACCGTCTGGTACGTATGATGTGCCTGGTGTACAATTTGAGTTAAAAACAAAAACAGGTCTATTCTCTGAAGAACAGGGACAAATAGGTCTAGCAATGGGTAATGCTAGATTGAACCTACAGAAGGTAGGAAGTACTCTTAATATACAAGCAAAGGATCAATCCGACACGAACTTGGATTTTACCATATCTGCACAAGGTACAGGTAAGATACGTCTAGGTTCTATCTTGGCGATTACTGATACTCTATTCATAATACCTAACTCTTCAGACAATACTAAGGTTGCTCGATTCAGTACTGCTGACATACCTACAGGTGTTCAGCATACCTATATCTTACCTTCCAATGGTGCAGTTGCTGCTGCAGATACTATAGTCACTTTAGGTGCATCACAAACCTTAAACAATAAAACACTTAATAATGCTACGTTCAGTGGTACACTATCAGTAGAGACCATTCAAGTTAATGGTAACACTACACTTGGTGATGCTGCTTCAGATAGTCTTACAATAAATGCTGCAAGTACATTTAGTGCTTCCAGTACGTTTGCTAATACTCTTATTGCACAGCAAGGTATGACAGTTACTGGTGACATAGATGTTACTGGTAAAGTTGTCGCATCAAATGGTTTTGAACCTGCTGCTGCTCTTGGTACTGGTGTAGGAACCTCTGCTAAGCCATTTAATAGGGCATATGTAGGTCTCTTAGATATTGGTAGTACATGGGGTGATAGTATCGTTCATACTGGTGGTACTTTAGATTATCCTGATTTCATTCTTAAGTCTGATGCTGGTGAGGTACAATTAAATCGCCAAGGTTCAACTATTCTAACAACATCCGCAACTGGAATAAACATAGGAGGAGCAATTGATGCGGTCACATCCATCACTGGTAGTGGTGACATTACTATCGCTACAGATAAGTTTACTCTGGCTTCTGCTAGTGGTAACGCTGTATTCGGGGGTAATCTCACAGCAAACGGTACAGGCAATTTTCAATTAGGATCAACGTCTGCTGCTAAACTTGGTGTAGGTAGAGCACCAACTACATACAACCTTGAAGTTGAAGGATCTATATATTCTACAGGTTCCAGTATCATAGCAGGTAGTGGATCCGCAGGTAAATTCATCCTACAGAAAGCTGTAGTCGGTATAGGTTTACACTTTACTGACAATACAGGCACCGACCAAATGGTGCTAGATACTAATGGTAATCTAGGTATTGCCAAGTCTCCCTCAAAGAAACTAGATGTATCTGGTGATTCAAACATTGACGGTGATCTATCAGTCACTACTACCAACCCTGTTGCAGGCACAGGTGGTAAGATAACCGCCAGAGAAATCCTACTTATTGATGCTCAAACTGGTGCAACATCAACATTAACTGCAAATACATCTGGGGGTACTTCCAGAGGTAAAGTCTACTTCCATTCCTTTAATTAACCATGGCTACTAAGCAAAATGGTGTTCTTGGTTCATTCACCCCAACAGTAACACCTTACACAAACGATACAAGAGCTTCAAACTCACTTACTGTTGCTCCACAAGAATTTCCATTCTACACCTGTCCTGGTGCAACAATGGTTAGTGCAAAGTTATTAATATCAAACAATACTGGTGGTGCTGCCACAGTTGACGTAGGTATAACAGAACAAACAGATGTAATACAATTAGATGCACCTGCATCACAACCAGGTGCACCAGCAAACTATCTTGGGTTCTCATTCCCCAACGGACAGTTCACGACATCAATATACGTTGATGTTGGTGGTGTAACTGGTACGTTCACAGCAGGTGAACCATTAACATGGACAAATCCTGCCATGTCTCCAACATCACAGACTGCAACTGTACAGTATTGGGATGCAAGTAACAATAGATTATGGGTGAGAGGATTAGCAAATGCTAATGCTTTATATCCTGCAACTGGAGACATCCAATATACTGGTACAAACTCTGGTGCAACTGCTTCCAGTGGTGCATCATTCGCAGGTACTGGTACAACTAGAGGTAATTCTGGTAAAATTAAATTCTGGGACAACCTTAGAGGTATAATTTACTTTGATAATCATGAATTTAGGAATAATCTTGACTATAGACAAGGTTATTTTGGTGATCTGAATCAAGAGGTAAGGGAGTTGAATAACAACAACCTACAAAGATCTCATACTAATCGTCATAGACCTGTTGGCACTACTGTTGACAGAATTGCTGCAGTAAACTCAACACCTGCAACTGAATTCATTGACGCTAATGGTGTTGAATTATTGGTGTCTGGTGTATCAATGATACAAGAACACCAGTACCTTGTTAAAGGAAAGTCAGTTAATGACGGAGATATATTTGAACTGGGTGGAATAGTCTTAGGACAGTATCAGTCAATCTATGTTAAATCAACCGCAGCTGTTACCGCAACCTTAATTGGTTTCGAGGAGACTGCTGAGCTAGCTTCATAAACTCATGGCACTTACAAGACTAAAAAACGTCTTTACATCAAAAACTGGACGTTGCCTATATGTCAACTCTGATGATTTTGATGCATCAGACGCATTCGACAATAGAGGTAACTCACCTAACCGTCCTTTCAAAAGTATACAAAGGGCGATGCTAGAAGCTGCACGTTTCTCATATCGTAGCGGACAGTATAATGATGCATTCGAGGCATTTAGTATTGTACTATATCCTGGCGATTACGTTATTGACAACAGACCAGGCAGAAATGCATCTGGACAAGCATTCGTTCCTAGTGATATCGCTGAATTATCAAATGCTAGTGATTTTGACCTTATTGATGGCAGTGGTAATCCTAATCCAAACAATATTTTATACAGATTCAACTCAGTAGAAGGTGGTGTTATTGTACCTAGAGGTACATCCATCGTGGGTATGGATCTAAGAAAGACTAAGTTAAGACCGTTATATGTTCCTGATCCTGCTGCTGGTGCTATTGAAGGCAGTGCTATCTTCCGTGTTACTGGTGGATGTTATTTCTGGCAGTTCTCATTCTTTGATGGTCCTAGCACAGGTGTATACAAAGACCCTGCACAACCAAGTGCATCATCACCTCCAACATTCTCACACCATAAACTTACATGTTTTGAGTATGCTGATGGTGCGAACAAGCAAACCAGTGTACTTGATACTTCATCTGTTGCTCTTGCAGTCACAGACCTAGACTTATATTATCAGAAAATTGCTAAGGCATTCTCTGATATTCCTGACTCTACCAGTGTACTATCTGCTGACGAACTACAGTCAAGGGTAGAAGAAAATAGAATTGTAGGTCCTAATACTTCAGGTCCTAAACAAATATCCACTGTAGCTACTGACTACGTTAACACAAACGTATTCACAACAACTGCTGAGGTAAAAACTGCAACACCTCACGGGTTCTCTGTTAATACTCCTGTTCTTATTAGTGGTGTAACAGGCACTGATGCATCTAGATTTAATGGATCATATTATATCAGTGAAATACCAACTACCACAACATTCAGATATATTATTAAAGATCCTAGCACAGGAGCACCATCTGGTAACCCAACTGCAATTGGATCCACTGTTGAAGTAGAAGTTGATAACGTAGATAGTTCTTCACCATATATCTTTAACATATCTCTACGTTCTACATGGGGTATGCAAGGTATGCATGCTGATGGTAGTAAGTCAACTGGATTCAAATCCATGGTTGTTGCTCAGTTTACTGGTGTATCACTACAGAAAGATGACAATGCCTTCATAAAATGGGATGGATCTGCATATATTCAAGGTTCACACACCGATGGGGACTCTATATACAAGACATCATACAGAAATTTCCATGTTAAGGTCTCTAATGATGCAGTTATCCAAGCTGTTTCTGTTTTCGCTGTTGGTTTTGCTGATCATTTCGTTGCCCTTAGCGGTGGGGATCAGTCGATTACCAACTCTAACTCAAACTTCGGATCCTGTGCGTTAAGAGCAAAAGGATTTAAGTCAGCACCATTCACTCAGGATAAAGCTGGTAAGATTACACATATTATACCTCCTAAGAAGTTAGCAAGAACATATGGTTCAGTCGGTGGTTATACCTTCAATATCACTCAGGATAATAAGACTGTTACTCCAACGCCAGCTAACAGTGCTCATGGTATAACACAAGGATCTTACGTACGTTTTGCTACTATTGATAATATTGAGGCATATAAAGTTGATGCAGTCAACAGTGGTACGGGCGTACTGACTCTAAACAGAGGTTATAGAGGTACTACAAATACATCTGAAGTTGCCTTTAGTAGTACTATAAATGAAATTCCTGTTGGATACATCGCACTAGACGTACAGAAGATACAATATAATGCTACAGCAGGTAACCAACTATGGTCTGCAAGTACAGGATTCAATGCTGACTCTCAGTACAGTTGCTACTACAATGGTAACGCATACTACTCGGCTCAGTTAGAAGCAGCAAGTGGTACAGTTACATGTGGTGGTACTGCTCCTACACATACAAATGGTACAGTATCTGATGGTGCAATCACATGGACATATGTGGGACCTGTAAACACAAGACTATATCTCTATGGATATAACTCTGAAGCAACTAAACCTCCATATAAACTACAAGGTTTCAATATTGGTGCAAGAAAGCAAGACGTGTTGTATGTTTCATTGATTGAATCATCTGCTACAGTTACTTTTGCTGCTCTCATATCACCTGATGGTTCAGCAAACCCAACTGATAATGTATTTACAAATGTAACTACACAGTCATTTGTACCAGGTGACCCAAATCATCCATTGCAATTTGATTCAGGTCTAAACACATGGTATGTAAGATCAACAGCAGCAACATCAAGTAGTAATATTGCATCATCCACAGGTTATAAGGGTATACACTATCATCTTGGTACTGATACATTCTATGCTAACGCACTATTCACTGGTGCATCATACATGCAACGTATTCCTGATAACAGATCATCTAGAGACAGGACATATAGAGTCAGATATGAAGTAGACAGCTCTCCTTCAGCTCTATCAAGAGAACCTATCAATGGTTATGTTATCCAACCAAGGAACGTACCTACGGGACAGTCATACGGGGATGTATATTATATCTACGATATCAAGACTGAACAGGAACTGAAAAAGAATCAGGTAAATGGTGTCTACTACATGACCGTTATCAAGGGTAGTGTAGCACCAACCAATAGTAATGTTGATACATTCTCATTCTCTCAGAATATCAATAACTTGTATCCTGAGTTGGATAAGGATAATCCAACAGAGGATCCAAACGAAGCAACATCTATTGCATCCAATACTGTTGTTGGTTTAGTTACTACAACTGATGGTACTACAGAAGATAAGTCACTATCAATAACCAAAGAGGTTATAGCTGATTATATTCTTGAGAATAGAAATTCTTATGTAAACTCATCTACTACTGATAGTTCTGTTGCTAACTTCATCACACTTGAAGCAAGAGATGGAGAGAGTTCAGAGACAGATATAAACGAAAGGATGATACCTGTTAATAATACAGGTGGTACACAGACAGAACTACGTCGTCCATCAATCCTAAGATCTGGTAACCATACGTTTGAATATGTTGGTTTTGGACCAGGTAACTATTCAACTGGTTTACCCTCAGTACAGAACAGAGTTCTGACTGACGAGGAAACATTGCTTGCACAGTCTCAGAAAGAGAACGGAGGTATTGCATTCTACTCAGGTCTTAACAGTAATGGTGACTTATTTATTGGTAATACTAGGATCTCTGCTGTTACTGGTGAGGAAGCATCACTCGATACACCATCACTATCAATCGTTGGTGAGACTGCAAACTTACGTCCTGTATTTGATGAGATCATCGTTAGGGATAAGATCACAGTTGATGATGCTAACCTAGAATCAGTA